CCCCAAGTATGCGCCCATAGTATATGTTGGTCAATCATCTCGTTTACAAGCCTGATCCTTGTCCTAGCGGGTAGGGAGAGATCAAGGTGGTGCATCTTGGCATTACTGATCTCATCGTTAGAGTAGGTCGTATAGCCCCCACGGTCAAACCAGCAAAAGCCCAGCAACTTCTGTTCGGAATAGTTCTCATCCATAGGATGTCGGCAAACAGCAATGAACTCCCTAGACTTGTTAAACAGTTGTTCAGTACAGGCTACCGTTAATCTATGTCTAAATACTGCCCTAGACCTACTAACTATCCCATCAGCCTCTGCCCCAAAAAAGGAATCAGATAACTCCACCATGTCCTCAACATCAAATCGAGGGTCTGCCAATGACCATTCCATACTATTCCCCTGCGGAGCAAACCGCGCTATTTTTTACCAACACGGCTGGGGACTGACTATCTAACCCGCCTCAATCAAAGTTTCCTAGGACTGTTGACTCTCAATTAGCGGGGCTACCAAGTCTTGCGGACTCAGGCTTCAATCTCCATGCGTCTTGGCATAAGAAGTTTATAACAAAAAAATTTATATAGCAATACGCATATGGTCGTATGGTTGGGGAAAAGTTATGTGGAAATTTTGGGAATGGGTGAGTGGGCCCCCCCTGGGCGTGGTGCTTCCAGCCCTACCCCCTCCCCCCAGTGAGTCTGAATGCATGGGCTTTGCGCGAGTGATCAGGCGTGCGAGTACGTGCATGGCATGCGTTACAAAATAGCACGGTCGTGCTTTTTTAGGAATAGCACGGTCGTGCTTTTTTATCCGAGCGGGCGACCTATCGTTTCAGGGTATTTGCAATAGGTACGGTTTACTAATCCCTTTGTGTTTGCCTATACATGCAATGAACACTCAAGCACGGGGTCGCCCTTTGTTTGCGCGGGTTCCGATAGGTTTGGGGGTTTTCCAATGCTTTGCGTTTGCCCTATCTAATCCCCTATTAGCTGCCAATGCAAAGGCCTAGGGTTTTTCTCTTATTTGCGCGGCCCGTTTTAATATCTTGAATAAGGGTTATTTCAAGTTATCCACAAAGCCATTAGTTATCCACACTGTCCACACTATGCACCAATACTGTAACTTTGTGCACTGTAGTCGTGCTCTACCATATTACTATGCACCAATAATATGCGCCACCTATCTAATACTGTAGTGCTTTGTTTGCATAGTCGCTTGGTTATATAGTGGCACGATGTTTGCACCTATAAATTGCCCGCTAATAGTGGCGAGCACTGTAAAACCTAGTTATGCACAAAGGAAACCAAACCATGCAAACGACAACAAACCAGACTATTGTTTTAACCCCTGATCTTTTCGCATTGATCGACCATGCGGGGGCCTTAGATAGTGAGATCAAAGCCCTAAGCAAACAATTGGAAACGATTAAGGCCACGATTAAAGCCCAAGGCGCGGGCGACCATGCGGGCTTTGTGTTTACCGCAAAGGTTATCGACTCGGAGCGTGAAACGGTCGACTACAAAGCTATTTGCGAGAAATTGCAACCTAGTCGCCAATTGATCACGGCCCACACTTCGCACGCGGTTATTCAATCAATCCGTTTCGCAAAGGTTTAACCATGCGCCAATTTGAATTTGAAATGACAAACAAACGCACGGGCCGCGTGGAGCACGCCCGCGCCACCGCTATAAATGAAACCATAGCACGCGCGCAAATTGTGATTTTTTATGGTCGCCAATTTGACGTTTTGCAGCTTTGCAGCGATGTAAACCCCGCGCACTATGTTTTGGGCGAGCTTGATTGCAGGTCGTCACCCGTCACCGATACCGCATGGTTAGTAAGCGAAGCAAACAAAATTGAAAGGGTTACAGAATGAAAACCGCACTATACGACCGCGTTATATACGTTTTGGGCTTTGTGGCCCTATTAGTTATTTGGTTAACCGCTTAAGAGGTAAAACATGTACGAAGTTAACTACACCAAAAAACCAAGTGTCACCACGTTAAAGGCCGCGATCAAAAAAGCGGTAAACCAAGGTGAAACGTTTATTCAATTAATTTGGGGTGAAAACATGATCACGATTGAAAACCCACGCGAGCGCGGATGGATAGGCTCGGGATGGATAGGGCGCCACGGTGGCGCGGATCTAGCCTACCAATTAAACGTACAAGCTGCATTTGATAAGGGATTAGATAACCCCATGCAATTTTTGCGTGATCATTTAAAAATTGTGCATATTGGGGGTCCAAAATGATAAACGTGGCACTAACCCTAAAAAGCGCGAACGTCAAAACGGGGCCAATACCCGTTTCAATAACGGGGGCCGATAGCTGCCCCGATAGTTGCCCGTTTTCGGGTGGTGGCTGCTATGCTAAAGGCGGCCCGCTCGCGATCCATTGGCGCAAAGTTAGCACGGGCGAGCGCGGGTTAGCTTGGGGCGACTTTTTAGGCGCGATCAAAGGACTAAGCGCGGGCCAATTGTGGCGACATAATGCAGCGGGCGACCTACTAGGTGCGGGCGAGTCAATCGACCCCGTGGCCCTTGGTGAGTTAGTTGCAGCAAACCAAGGAAAACGCGGTTTTACTTACACTCACAAAACAAACCATGCGGATAATTTCCAATGGATCAGGGCCGCTAATAATTGGGGGTTTACCGTTAACCTATCGGCAAACGACCTACACCACGCGGATAACTTAGTTGATCAAAACGCGGGGCCAGTAGTTACCGTTTTGCCAATTGACGGGCCCACAAAGCAAACGACACCAAAGGGCCGCACGGTTATAACGTGCCCCGCCACCTATCGAGACAATGTAAATTGTGAAACGTGCAAATTGTGCGCGGTATCGGATAGGCAAACAATTATTGGTTTTCCCGCGCATGGTAATGCCCGCGCTAAAGTGCAAAAAGTGTTTTTTGCAAAATCAATTAATTAAGGGGAATTTATGTATTTTGATCGTTTCGACATTTGCGAAGCTTATTTTCTCGCGTTATCGCACTGCCACGGGGGCCAATGGTCCCGAGAATATGCGCGACTTTGTAAGCTTATGCGCTATTTCAGGCCCGCACCTAGTTTATCGGTTGACACTTTGAACGATAACGCACGGGTTATTTATGACAATGCATGCGCTCGCATGCTATCGGGGGCCGTATGATCCAAGCGGGAAATATTGGGGTTATCACGACAATTGACGACCAAACGTTATTTGAGATAACGGGCGTGCGCGGGGGCTTAGTCTATTGCGTGCCATTGATCGCGCCCTTTGTTGTGCGGGTTTGTTTGCCTGATCAATTTTGGGTTTTATTAGATTCTTTTTGACGCGGTAAACCTAAGCAAACGGGGCCACAAACCCCGTTTTTTTGGGTTTGCTAAGTTAGTTGGCGCTTACTTCGCTCTGGTTTTGTTTTGTGCGGGTTAGCGTGCGCGGGGTTTTGGTTTGGTTTCCTGATCCGCGCACGTTTTCCCGTGCATTTTTTGGCAAACGATTAAAACGCGATTAAACGCGTTATTTATGTTTTGGCACTATAGGTATCAACGACCATACAAAGGGTCTAAAAAGCGGGTTTTAAACGGTTTAAACGGTGGTTTTGACGGTGGTTTTAAATTGCAAAGCATTCTAGGGAAAAATCTACTGATTAAACGCACGATGCGCGTGCGCAATGCGCGAGCGTGCGGGTGCGCGTGTGCGTGCGTGCGCGATGCGCGAGCGGGCGCGTGTGTGTGCGCGTACATGAGGACCCCCCCTCAAAAAAAGAGGCCCCCCTAAAAAAATAGGACTCGATTTGGTCTTCAGCTCAGGCAGGAAAGAAAGCCAGAAAATACCCTGCGTTGACATCCTCGAATGCTGGCTTAACGTCCTATAAGGCTTGCTGCAATTGTGAAAAAAAGAGGCCCCCCTTCATTTTTTAGGGGCTACTTTTCAAAAGGGCTAGTGTTTGGTTTAACAGGGCAGCGATCTCATCTATTTGATTTTGGATCTCTGATTCGTTTGGCAGTTCATATCTGTTTTCTTTTACAAACTCTTTGAGTTCTGTCAATTCTTCTATGCTAGTACTGGCAGGACGGTAGTATTCCGTAGGGAAATCAGGAGCTATGTCATAGCCACCCATCATGGATTCCATTAGGCTATCCACCAGCTTGTCTAGGTCAGGATAAAACTCACCAAGAATTACATGCTCAGGATAGTTCTTTTTTACTAAAGCTTTCCAATGAAGGATATGGGTGTTGGTTACTGCATGCAGCAGGGTAAGGATAAATTCACCGATAGGGTTCATCGTGGCGCTCCAATGTGTTTAAGTACACGCTCGGCAGCATCTTTGCGCCAAGGTTTGATAAGCGGATTATCCGCTATGTCATGCCATTTCTGCACCTGACGATACCAGCCTTCATCAAAGATCTTGGCCTTTTGTCTTTTGCTTAGTTCGCCACCACTGTCCAACCAATCATGGCAACGAGTACATCCCCATACGCTCATACAGTCGTCAGCCTTCAGCCCACGGCCTTTGCCATGTATCAGTTGATTAGAGTGACAAGCAACCGTTGTGGATCCTTCGTCACCCATGCAATATGGATGGCATTTGAGGAGGCACTCAGCCCCCTTAGCTAGTTTTAGCAGGTCATCATCGCGGTACATATGTCTCCACCCACTTGATTGCTATCTGCACAGCGACCATAAGTATTGGCATGATGAGGCCAAAGATTGTTCCAAGGAAAAAGTATTGCAAACCACTCATGACATAGCCCTCGCTTCTACTCTGTTGTTAAATTGCAGGGTCTTCCAATGTTCAAAGCGCAGTTTGGCAGCTTCCATCAACCACTTTGTCTCTTCCTCTATTGCTACTGCTGCTTTTAGTCCCATCAATAGTTCTACATAGTCTGCATGAGCATAGGCATACATCTCTTTTGCGCCTAGTGAGCTTGCGTCACTGTCAGCCATAAGGACGGCTTTTTTGCTTTTCAATGCGTTTTCTATGTATGTTCTATCTGCCTTAGCCTTTGCAAAAGCAGGGGCGTTGTCTCTTATAAAGTCTATTGCTTTTTGTGCCTGTTCATCAGTCATTGCTTTGCCTCCAGCTTTGTTATACGTTCTGACAATATCTTCACAACCTCAGTCAGCATGGTGACCTCTGCTATTAGCTTGGCCTCCTTACTTGGGTTATTCAAGATCTCTTGCTTTACTTTGGACCTGCGCTCAATCTCGTTAAACGCTTCCTCTTCTTCCATAGTGATCCGCATCGGGGTTGATAGGCCAATTGGCTTACGCATAGTGCCTCCAAAAGTAATAGATGAATACTGCTAACGCAATTTGTGCAAGCAGGATAGCAAAGTCGGTTATATGGGTCATAGATCATCCTTTAGTTGCCACATTAAATCGTCAATTGCTTTTTGTTCTGTCGCACCACGGCCTATCGGACACCCAGGCTCATAGTCATCCATTACTGCCTCCCAATCGCAACTTCTGTCGCCTATCGGAGGGTTAACGAATGTAGTGTTGATCTTCATGCTATTCCTTTACAAATACTGGTTTACCAATGCTTCGATGCCCTTACTTAAGTCACCGTCCCCCATCTCTTGAAGAGATAGTTGTTGTATCCTATTCAACTTCACGACTATTGTCAATCCCTCCACAAAAGGTTTAGGAATTGCTTTTTTACCTGCACCTTTACGCTTACCGCCCCACGGCTTTCTTGGTCCTACAAAACCTATCCACCACCAGTCAGGCTTTTTGATGTGCCTCTCATAGAAAGTTTCTTTCTTGTAGCCAATATCCTCCCACCTAGTCATTTTGTTCCATCACCAAAATGTTGATAAAGCCTACAGTCCCATACACTTTTGTTGCATGTAACGATGAGATCTGCCCATCGTTTTTAAACACAATATCCGACATTCCATCGAGTACCGACTTACAAAGGTTATCTATGTCGGGTTTTTTGGTGTGTGGAGCGCCTAGAAGGGCTTCTTTGGCCTTTTTTGAGGCCGATGCAGGGATAGGTAGCGTAAAGTGCAAAAAGACGCTTAAAGGCGTTTCTAGCGGCTCCATGTCTCCCATAGCATCTTTAGCATGTTCTGCTATCAATGCCTCAAAGTCTCTAGTTTTGCTGTCGGTGTATGTGCTGACAAACTTGCCCATGCTTCTAAACCTTGGCCTACCCTTTGGAATAGGCACAGCATCCACCATAAAAGTGACAGTGATACTCATGCTTTTCCCCTTGCTCTGATTGCGTGGGCGCAAAAATTTTTTGTGTGATTACAAGAAATTGCATCTAACAAAATACCTGTTATTGAAATATCTTCGCACTCCTTTGCACACGCCTCACGCTCTTTCTCTAATATCAGTTTGGCAAAATAGAAAACAGATTCAGAAAATCCATTTTGAGTTTCTAACCCAGACTCTCTAGCCATTTCAATGATTTCTTGTGTCATAGGTTTACATACCTCCTTTTAGGTTTAACCGCTTGAGCAAACACATAAACACGCCTTGGCTTGACACTTCGTTTAGCCATTTCGCGCTCTGCTGTTAGTGCTTGTTGGCTCTTAGAAAAATCCCAAAACTTTGGGTAATAGGTTGCCATAAACTGTGGGTGAAATGCGTTCACTTTTCTAGCCTTTCTACGCGCTCTGTAAGCGCCTTAACTGCAATGGTTAATGCCAACACCTCGGCTTGCAATTTAGCCTCCTTGGAAGGCGATTTAATCAGTTCTTGTTTGACTTTTGACCTGCGCTCTATTTCGTTGAACGCCTCATCTTCTTCGGTCGTGGCTCGATGTGGGATGGATATGCCAATTGGTCTCATATAAATGGTGTCAGTTGGGATTGTTTAAGAGAGTAGTATTCTCCATTGCCCGTGTCAATTAGGTTATCTTCCACCAAGAAATCCTCTCGGTAAATCCACCCAATAATCCGCACACAAGAGGTGTGGAGTTCGGTCAAGATAAATACATCAACGGGTTTTGTGCCAGACCAAAAGACCGCATTAAGGTTGCCACCAATTTTCTTGGCGCACTTAACATCAATCTTTTTTCCTTTGCGCGTCACCAAGTCAGCCCCAAACTTGCGAAAGTCACAGTTAAGGTCAAAAGGCAGTTTTAGGTACTTAGACACCGCATATTCGGTAAGCACACCATCAATGGACATTTTCACGCCATCAATGGTTTTATCCTGTCTGCGGTCTTTGGCAAACTGACTGGTGACATGATTCCTCAACTTACCGATATATGTGCAAACCATAATTTCAGTTTCAGTTAAAGGAACTTCGACATAATTAAAAGTCGACATCCGCAAAATCATCTTTAGGCTTTGGCGCGTTCATGTACGCCCAACCAGACCAACCACCTTCAACGATGGGCATACAGTCGAACTTCAGCATAGGGCCGTTTTTAGTTTCAATAACCGAGCCGATGCGTTGATAGCGGTTTTTTTCTTGTCCGTCTTTGTTTGTGTATTTGCCTGTGATGACGCTGATTTCGTATTGTGTTTTAGACATTTTTTACTTTCAAATTGTTTAACTTACTTACTTTTGTATCCAACTCCATTAGGAACTGGGTAACTTCTTTCTCCAACATTGCTACATATTCGGGGTCGAACTCAACCCGTTTTACAAACAACTGAAGTTCTTGTGGCAGACGCGGGTCAAAGGACACGAAGTCGCACCATTGGCGCTCACAGCAACGCATTTGCCATTGCATCTGGGTTATGTACTTAATTGGCACAGATTGAGTTAACAGCGTGTCAATGTGTGTGGCGGTATTGGGGCATTTGATTTCCAACATACCAAACAACCCCACCAAGCCATCAGGACTAGCGCCAGCCATCTCAATTTTGGGATGCTGTACAAAGCCTGTTTCCTCAACCATCAAGTCGGCATGGGCTTCATAAGCGCTTCTTGCCAAAGGCTCAGTATCCGTTCCATGTTGCATAGCGGCGTTTGTAAACGATTCACCTTGCTGACCAGTTAACCTTTCACAGACTAATTGAGCCATGTAGTTATCACGACTAGCGGAATAACCCGTCTTGGTCTTGGCGATTACATCTGCCACCCGACTAGCGGTGACTTTGCCTAATCTGGCGGCAAACCATTCTTCTGTACGCTGTTCCATTAATATGTTCCTTTAAATGAATAGCCTTCTTGATAGAGAACCATAACGATTTCAAATGCTGTTTTTGAACCAATATTTTCAAACCTTAATAAATCAAGCGGGTGTATCTGTGTCAATGCACGAACAGTATCAACCCCATTTGCATGTAAGGCATTTGTTGCTCTTATTGACAAACAAAGCCCATCAATAGAAACATCCAAAGGTGGTTCTTCTGGTGGTTG